TCATGAAACAGGTTCAAGACTCAGCAAGACCCACAGAAAGCCTTACCGCTCCAACGGATAGGCAAGCATTTATGAATTCTATGTTAGAACTGCAAAACCTACTTAGAGGTTCCTAATGGTAGATCTGAAGCCAATACTAGGTAAACTCATAGAACAACTCCCATCCGTCATCAATGAGTTATCGCCTGAAGAGTTCAAAGTAGTACAAGATACCCTAAATCTTGCACGAGAAAGAGTTTCCGAGGAATTGGTTTCAGAAGAAGATCGCATTCCAAAAGGTGCTGAATTTCTCTATTTATTAGCAGGAGGAGACCCCAAGGCTTTTGCAAAATACGCAAAACAAGTCCCTGACGCAAATATCAATCGCATAGCTGCAAATAAAACAACCCTAGAAAACGCTTTAAATAAGCTACAAGGCAGTATTCAGATCTCAAAGGGTGAAGAGGCAGGTATACCACAAGCAGGCCTTCAAAGCTCAACTGTGTACGGTTTTAAATACAGCCCAAAAAACAAAAGACTGTTTGTAAAGTTTCAGGGTGATGGAGTGTATAAATATGACAACGTACCTAGTAATATCGCTAGGTTATTTATGAATGGGGCCGCTATGGCAAAGACTACAGGATCAAATCGTTATGGTGCTTATTGGCGTGGAAAAAAACCTAGTCTAGGAGCTGCATTAAATCAACACATCAAAAACTTAGGTTTCCCTTACCAAAAAATAAGTTAAGTCATAAGTAGCCAAAAGAAAAGATGTTTGGTAGATTTCTATTTAATATTTGAACGGCCTAGAGCATGACAATCAACCCATACCCACAGTTTATCAACCGACAAGGCGGATCGGGGACTAGCAATGTGACATTTATTCGTGGTTCTGGGGCACCAGTACCAAAAAATAAACAACCAGCTGGCACACTCTACTTTGATACTGTTAACCAACTTTGGTACATCAGTTGTGGCTATTTTCAAGATCCGATCATAGGTGAATTCACGCTCTGGCAAGTGATAGGCAACCCCGCATTGACCATACCCATCCCAATCGCATCAGGGGGTACTGCTAGCACCTCTTTTAACATCAATGGCGCAGTAATATCGGGGAGTACAACGACTTCACCTCTTACTTCTTTGACGATGTCTAACGGTCAGTTATTGATCGGGGCAACGGGAGCAGCACCAGCAGTATCCACGATCACAGCGGGAGCAGGTATCAGCGTTGTGAATGGGGCAAACAGCATAACGATTTCCGCATCCACGGCGACAGTTATTTGGAATAACATTAGCGCCTCACAAGCTTTAGCAGTAAATCAGGGGTATTTTGTAGATGCGACAGGTGGTGCTATATCTCTATCATTGCCCGCTACTGCGAGTGTGGGAGATACAATTAGAGTTTATAAGGTAGATTCAAGCGTTAACCAAGTTAAAATTACCCAAGGTGCAGGTCAGTATATACAACTAGGATCTTCAGCATCAACAACGGGAGTTGCTGGTTACATTGAAAGTACAGCGATAGGTGATACCGTAGAATTAATTTGTCAAACCGCAAATACTGGGTTTAAAGTTGGCTCCTCGATGGGTAACTGGACAGTAGCTTAAATTTGGAGACATTATGGCAGATACAAATAGACCATTAGGGCAACTAGATAACAACTATCGATTAGATCCAGATTCATTTAATGAAGAGTCGTTTAGAGGTGATTACGATGGTAATAACAACCTGATCTACAAAGGATTGGCTAAACCTGGTAGCAGTACTGCATTAGCTGTATGGCAAATTGCAAAGTTGGCTTATGACGGAAACGATAATTTGCTTTCGATTACATGGCCAGAAAATGCAAACGGTGTCGCATCCAGCACCTATGATTTTATCTGGGATGATAGAGCTACTTACACATATAGCTAAGGGAAAGTTATGCCATTCAAATTCAACCCCATCACAACAAAACTTGACTTAGTCGAAGATTTTGTCGTTCCACCAAGCGCACAGCAAGATTTCGTTACCGATGCAGGAACGGCGACTTCAGTAGCTGATAGTATAAATGTTCTTGGCGGTGCTAATATCAACACAGCTGGAGCAGGTGCAACGGTCACAGTTGCTCTAGATAGTGCCGTTACAACAACTTCTTATGCTACTGCGAACGCTGCATCTGGATTGACGATTGAAAACAATACAGTTACGGCAGACGGTACAGACGCAAACATTGATATTGGATTGGTTGCAAAAGGTGGACAAGGTGGAGTTTACTCCCCGACACATTTAACCATAGGACGTAGTGCGAGTGTATCACAATTTTCATTAGCGGGTGTAAATACTGGGGTATCACTTTTAATCGATAATCCAGGAACTACCGACGCGCTTGGTATAAGCGAATTAAGACATGGTGCATCAGCTATTGCAGGATCAAATCTTCAATTAGGAAGATCAAGAGGTACATTTAATGCCCCTACAATTGTTCAAAATGGTGATAACATCGGAAGGTTTGGATTTCTTGCCTACGATGGTTCAACCTATCAATATGCAGCGCAAATACAATGTAACGTTGATGGCGTTCCAGGAGCAGGAGATACACCAGGCAGTCTAATTTTACAAACTGTGCCTAATGGTTCATCAACACCTACAACAGCTCTTACTATTTCAAGTGCTCAAGTCACAAGCTTAGCTCAACCGTTACCTGTAGGGTCTGGAGGTCTTGGAATCACAACAACCCCAACGAATGGCCAAATTCCAATCGGTAACGGCACAAATTACACCGCTGCTACTTTAACTGCTGGGTCGGGGATCAGCATAACGAATGCTTCGGGATCAGTAACGATTGCTTCAAGTGGTGTATCTGCAACAACTGAAGTCACAGGGACATCTGCGACAATGGTTGCCAATAACGATTACATTGCTAATAACGCAGGTTTAGTTACTTTGACTCTCCCTACAACAGCTGCTTTAGGAACGGAAATTGGTGTATTTTATAAGGGAGCTGGAGGCTGGTTAGTTGCGCAAAATGCAGGTCAACAAATACGCATAGGAACATCTACATCGACAAGCGGGACTGGAGGATCATTAGCATCTTCAGCAGCTGGAGATTGTATAAAACTAAAATGTATAACCGCAGATACGCTTTTTGAAGTGTTTAGTACGCAAGGCAACATTACAGTAGTATAGAGGACTTATGCCAACAAATAACGCTATAAATAGCAATATCCCAATAGAAATTTCCAAAGGGGGAACAGGCTCAACTACGGGAGCTTTTACTTCTACAGTCACTCAAGTTTTTACAGCTTCAGGAACTTATACGCCAACCTCGGGTATGAAATTTTGTATAATTGAAGTCTGTGGAGCGGGTGGAGGGGGAGGTGGCTCATCGACGACTACGGGTAGTACCTCTTCATCTGCAGGAGGAGGAGGCGGTGGCGGATATGCTAGAAAGACAGTTACAGCAGCGACTATTGGAGTTTCTCAAACAGTCACAGTCGGAACCGGTGGAACAGCAGGTGTAGGAAATGGAGCCAATGGAGGCACAGGAGGTACAACCTCGGTGGGATCTATCGTTTCAGCTACTGGAGGTGTAGGTGCTCTTACATCAGGTGCTGTAACACCCCCCAGCCAAGGAGGAGAGGGAGGTAGTGGTGGGGCTGGTAGCTCTGGTGACTTTAATATAACGGGATCTGATGGTTTTGTTGGAAATAATTTTGGCACGAATCAATACAACCAAAATGGCGGGATGGGGGGGTCATCTTATTTTGCTGGTAATAAAAAAGCTTTAGCAGCAAATCCTGGCGCAACGGGTTATTCTTACGGCGGTGGCGGTTCAGGTGGTTCGAACCATGCATCTACCGCGGGGCAAAATGGAGGCGCAGGTGCCCCAGGAATCGTAATTATTACGGAATTTATAGTTTAGGAGCTATATGCCAACAAACAACTCAATCAACTCTCAAGACCCAATCCAAGTTTCTAAGGGCGGAACTGGTCAGTCAACACTGACCACAGCCAATGGGATCCTTGCAGCTGGACCAACGGCCACGGGCGCTATTCAAAATATTGGTACAGGATCGGCAGGACAGGTTTTGACGTCTAATGGAACTAGTTTACCAAGTTTTCAAGCAGCTCCTGGTGGGGGTATAACGGGGCCAGGATCTTCTACAGACAGAGCAATATCAACATGGAACGGTATTACTGGAAGTGCACTTTTTGACAACAGTACAACAAAAATTGATAGCACAGGGCGATTTACAAATAGTGCGCAACCCTGTTTTTGTGCCATTCTATCTACTACACAATCAAATGTGACGGGAGACGGTACACCTTACACAATAATTTTTGATACTGAGCGTTTCGATCGTGGCTCTAATTATAATAATACCACAGGCATTTTTACAGCTCCTGTAACAGGAATATATCACTTTAGTGCTTACGCTCTTTATCAAAATATGAATTCAGCCACACAAGCAGACATTCGAATTGAGACAACAGCTAAAACTTTTCTTTTTGGAAATTATGCTGCACCAACCCTCAATGCAGGGCAAAATTGGCCAATCGGTTTTAGCCTTACAGTTGATATGACAGCAGGTGACACAGCTAAAATAATTGCGAATGTAGGAAACTGGACAAAAAGTGTCGCCGTATTCGGTGACACAGCAACGCCTAGAACAGGTTTTTCAGGATTTTTAGTATGTTAAGTACTTTGCAATAAAAAACCCCAGTGCATTTGCTCACTGGGGAAACTGCATCGATTAAGGCTTCAACTCAAAAGGGAGCCGTTTTATTCAATTAGAAGCATCAATTGAATTTACTTTCTGACTCTATATCATAGATGAAAAATTGTGCAAGATCTTTGTTAAGTTCCAAATTTTTGATTTGTTCACCCAGCAATAAACGAACAGATTCAGCTGAATTTCGAATATTTACAATTTCATAATTTAAAATGAGTTTATCTTCTTCAGACAATTTTTCTTTTAAATTTTTAATATAAATAAAAATATTTTCCGCAAAATACTTTGCCATTTCTGCACGTAACCAAATTTCGTTGCTTGAAACTGTGTTAAGTGGTCTAAAAGATTCCAATTTTTCGATGCAATCAATTTTATCTTGATAATGTTTAAATTCGGATGTTTTAGGAGGGTTTTGAGAGCATAAAAGAAATGAGGTAGAGTGTTTAGACAAGTTTAAGGATTTATGCGATTCTAGCTCATTTAAATAGGGTTTTTCTGTAGTTTCCTTTTGAACCTTCTCAATTGTAATCGTTGGATCAATAATTGATAGCGAACATGAATGTATAAATAGAAAAAAAAACAGTTTCATAATAGTCCTTAGTTTTAAATATTTATAGTTTATGTATTCAAAAAAAAACAGTTTTTTTAAGTTAAAGAAAAGGGGTTCTATGAACGATGATAGTTTCATACTAAAAGTTGGTTTTGCTCTAATAATCACCCTAGCAATTGCAATTTATTACTTAAGTTTATCATGGGAAAAATATCCGCATGACAACCAGATTGAAGAGTTTATTGAAAAGGTTGTAGAAAAAAAGACTGGTATTGATATCGATCTTTCACCCGATTCACCAGAGAAAGCATAATGTTTCATTATTGTTTCCCTAAGCTAAATTTTAAACTGATTTCAGCTATTGTAATTCTGTTTTTAACAACTTCATTAGCGTGTTTTTTATTATTCAATTTAAATAAAAAAGTTGCTGTAGAAGCTGTTACAGGGTAATTATGTTTTTTTAAATTCTCCTAATTAATTTGTATAAGTATACTTTATGCAAAAAAAGGAAGTTATGAAAAAATTTAACATGAATCTCGAAGAAGAAATACAAAAGTTAAACAACGAATATAAGTTATTGAAAGAAAGTGTTTTATTAGCGCAGAATAAAACAGTCTCCAAAACAAGCTCGTGGTTGAGGATTAGGGTAGGGTAAAACCTACCCTTTCATTTAGAATGGAAAATCTTCTAAATTCTGTTTTTCTTGTGCTTGAGGTTTACCGATTGTCTTAACTAGTTTGACTTGGCAAGTAATTTTCGGGGAGGGTTCACCTGTTTTACTTGTGTAAGCTCCTATGATAATATCTCCACAAACAAGTACTTGAGAATCTTTTTCAATCAAGCTTGCATACTTTAGAATTCCCTCATTCAAGAAGCAATCAACGAAAATGTAGCCTTGTTTGTTATTAGCTACTTTAACTTTCATAATATGAAAAGTTTTTCCGTTATGTGTTTTTGTTTCAGCTGGTTGAAATAAATAACCCACAATTTGGCCTAGAAACATTTGTTACCTCATTTTGTTTCTTTGAAGTCCCAAAAAAAGGACTCTTTCTTATATAACTCTGTATTGCATCGATAGTCTTCCGCCATTTTCTTATAGTCGTAAGTTGTTCGATAGATTTTCTTAATCGTTGTTTTATACGTCTTAGTTTCCTTCTCCCCGATCAAAGCAAGAATCGCAGCTTTAAGCTTCTCTTCTTTGTCTTCTAAAACCTTAACGAGTTCTTTTTTCTCTGCTCTAAATTCTTGTAGCTTTTGAAAGAGATCGTCGAGAAGATCGTTTTCTTCGTATCCTAGCGCATAACTTTCTTCATCTAGCATACACTCATAGAACTCTTTTTCTTTTGCTATAAGCGATTTAAGATAGGCTTCATCCCGTTCTACGATAACGATTGCAATCTCAAGATCACGATAAGAGCAATAGATAATGCTTTTAAGATTAGAAACTAGCATTTGATGTTGTAGTTGGGGATAGTACTTTTCGGGAACTTTACCATTTACCGCTAGTTGATGATCCGCTAAATTTGGCACTTTGATTTCGCATGCAACATTTGCCTCTAAGTCGTAACCGTCATAGCTTGCAATCATAAACTCGTATTCATCAGATTGACAAACAAGCGGCTCCATTTTCAAACCTTTCTCTGCATTCAATAAAGAAAGTGCGTACGGTTCTAAGTCTTTCCCTGCTTGTATTCCTGCATGAATGACAGTAGAAGAAACACCTGTTCGTTTTTCATTTAGAAGTTGTTTAGGTGATTTATAAGGCGATACTCCCATAATGATAGGGGCATCACTAGCCCCAATCTTTGTTCTTCTAAAATCAAGCCATTCCTGGCTATTTTGCTCAAGTGCTAGAAGTTTCATTTACTACCTCAATTTCTCCACATACAACAACGGTATAATTCCCGATTCCCAATTTTACCGATGAGCTACAACCAGCTAGCAGTAAAAACAATAAAGTGCTAATTATTAGATTCATTTTCTTCCTTCTTTTTTGTAATTAATGCTTTAATCGCTTCGAGGTTTTCAGTTGTCCAAGTTTGCACAGACAAACCACACAACTTGTTGACTTCTTCTTTAAGATTGTATTTGGCAATAAACGGAATAAGTTTTTGTTTTAAATTGTTAAGTTGCTGATCCTCTTCGCTAATTTCAATTTGTTGGGGTTTAGATTTCTTTTGCTCGGATTTTGGTTTATTAGATGCTACGCCATCATCGTCTTCTTCAGCACACAGGTTGAAAAGTGCGATTAAGTTGTAACGAATAGCATACGTAGAAGCGGAACCTAGATTTTGCATGTAGTTCATTTTATTACTAAGCTCTACATCAAGTTTAATCTTAGTTCCGATGTATTCACCGCTTGTGTGATATACAAAGCTAGTTAGCTCCATCGTTTCAATGTTTCGATCATGTACAATAAACAGACCAGCTTCTAAAAGTGGCTTTTCGATCTTGTCTAAAATCTCATCAATCGTAGCGTATTTGTAGCCATAGCCCGATTTGTTTTTATTAATCGTTCCAAATTTTTGTTTTGCTGAAATTATTGCAGGAAGTAGATTTAAGATTGATTCACTTTTTAACATTTGTTACCTCAATTTATTTACACGCTTTAATATACAAAATAAGTGATTTGTGATGCAAGAAAAAAATTTTGACTATGACTACGAATATGAAATACAGAAAAAAATCATTGAGAAAAAGATAAGCATAAAAAAGAAAGAAATTCAAAAAATCATATCTCGCGTTCAATCAGATAAACTTGCGTTGTTACACTACGTGAAGACAGATAAAGCGGGGAAGATCAAGAACTTTGAAGCAATGAGAAAGATTTTAATTCGGAATCAGAAGCTCTTATTTGTCCTGTTAAAGATGATTAAAGAGTATCAACTATCAAGAAGAGAGATTGCAGTTCTATGAGTACTAAACAAGACATGCTGGACAAGATAAACGAAATATGGGGTCTTTACATTCTTGAAATAATGATGTGTGTTAACGAACTGGAAATGATATCAATCAGCGATTGGCCCGACTTTGTGTTAAAAGAAAATGTAGATCAGTTGAAGAAGTCTATTTACGATTCAAGATCTAAGCTAAAGTCTTCAAGAGTGTTGCTTGATAGTTTACTAGAAGCTTACGAAGTTTACAGCGAAGTTTTCCCGAAAGAAAAGCCAGCAATTCAGCCCCAGCCATCAGCCCTCAGCAATAAACCCATGTATTCTAGAAAGCGATTCGCCTCTACACAAGCCCCCTTGGAGGGGGCAGATTTAGAAGATTAAATTTCGGTGTTTAATTGCGTTACTACGAGATCTTGAATCAGACTAATAGCTTGTGTCTCTGTAAGCTGATAGACAAAAGTAAGAGAGTTTAAAAGGTGTTTTAAGGCTTTTTTAGTTTCTTCTAGTATTTCGTCTTTATCTTCGTGATTGTCTAAGTAAAACATCAAGCCTCAATTTTTGAGCAGTAATCAACTATAAATTGATCAAAGAGGCTTTGGATTTTGATATCGTTTTGAATGCAGTAAATTTTAAATTTTTTATATAGATCTGGACGCACGTAAACCAAAATTCTTGGCTCATCTCTACGTGATTTTTTTTGCTCTGACATATGTTGTTTCCTTTTTGTTTGTATTCCCTTGACGGGCTTAATTAAAATTATATTAGGTGTGTGTTTTACCAAGTTCCTATAGCTTTAAGATCTCAAAAATATAACACAGAGGGTTTATTTTGTGAAAGAAAATTTAACTTTTTGTGATTTATTTCTTTTGTATATTTATGCGTAGAAAAAAATTTCAAGATTTTGTATGTTTAGATTACTAGAACAAAGGAAGATTAGAATGTATACTAGAAGAAACAAAGAGAATGACAATACAAAAGGAGACTATATAGCTTTCGATCCCGATAAAACCTATGTGAGTTCTCCATTTCAAAAAAGTACGTTGGATCAATACAAAGAAGAACAACTAAAATCTAAAGAATCAGACGAATCAAAAATTAGGTATGAATGGGAAATTGCAGATCGGTTAATAAATAAATTACGATATGTAAGCCCAAACGGAGTTAAAGTATATCTAGCAATTTCATCATTCATCATTCTTAAAGATACTGAAGTCAAAATTACTTATTCATTGTTAAGAGAGAGCACTAATTTAGATAACTGTACCATTTTATTAGCTGTAAGAGAATTAGTTGCGTATCGTTTGATAGCAAACAGATTAGTAGATGGTATTTCATTGTATAGAATTATTTGAATGTAAATTTCTATGTAAAAAAAGAACCTGTAGAGTAATCTACAGGCTAAAAATCGACTCGGGAAAGTCGAAGGTTATATTCAAGGAAGCGATGTAGTAAATCGCCACATGGTTTTGTTAAAACTAATTTATCCGTTTATTTTGTACTATAGAAGCCTTTTTTTGCACTTTGACAGTTCTATTTAAAGAACGGTTCTATTTAAGACAGTTCTATAAAAGAACGCTTCGATTATAGCATACAGTCGCTTTTTTACGTTATACGATAAATTCTTTTAATAGAACCTTTTAGTTAAATTTTTAATTACGAGGATTTATGTCTCAAATAAAAAAACTACCATTTTACAACTATGACATGACACCCAGAAGTTGGACACGCAAAGAAATGCGTAAAATGTCGGGTAACGCATGGAAAGTGCTTTCCTTGGTTGGAACTTTTACGATCGGATTTCAACGAAGAGAGGCAAGAATCTCTTTGTCGCTGATGGAAGATTACTGCGGAATGTGTAGAAAGACATGCATCAAATCAGCAAAAGAATTAGTTGAAATGGGTTTGATCACTCATGAAATTATTGATGGAATTTCGGTTTATGGAGTTGTTTTCGAAGATGATTTGGATAATGAGAAATTGAATAACGCATACAAGAAAGAAAAGAAAATAGCTGAATCTGATTTTAATGAAAAAAATCAAGAAAATAGTACTAGTGTAAATTCTACACTAGTTGAAGTTCAAGAAATTTCTACTAGTGTAAATATTACACCAGAAGAAGGGGTTACTAGTGTAAATTTTACACCGGGGGGTAGTGTAAATTCTGCACAGAACATAGAGGACCCTTTTTTAAAGAGAAAGTCAGCTATATATAGAGGGCTAAATGCTGGCTTTTTAGATAAGATTTATTTTGATTTTGAGAATAAGAACTTTGTACATACTGAAGAGCTAAATAAGTATGTTATAGGTGAGTATTTAGAGAGAATTCATCATTTCGGAATTGATCCCCAAGACGTATACGACAAAGCTTGTAAGAATATTGTTGAGAGAGTGAATACACGTAATGAAGTGAAAAAAGCGGGTGTCTGGCTTCTGAGCCTGTTTCGAGATGCAAGTTTCGGAAACGTGTATAAATACGGAGCTACTAACGCTATTGAAAAGAAGAACTTTGAAACTAACTACGAATTGTTTTGCTCGTTGAAAGATTTTTCAAATATGAGAGTTGAAAAGCGTTTTCTCATCGCCAAAGGCAAAGAGTACAACTTCTACAGTTCTCCTGAAATCTTTGCAGAGGCTTTGAGCGTATGAAATTTCCAACTAGAAAGAACATAGAACCCGTTTCCTTCGATTCTGATGCGTTAAATCCAAAAAGACGATACATGAGTCAAGTTCAAGAAGTTATTGCATCCATGGGCTTAGAAACACCGTTTTTAGTTGAAGAGTATTGTGTGATTGTGACGGTGCGTAAAGGCTTTTGTTACGTGATAGAGTTGAATAGCGAGAACTTTAGAGCACAAGTAGAGTTAGCGGTGAGGACTTTGTTTCAAGGCAAATCAAATGAGATTCTTCGTATCGTGAAATAAGGAGTTTGAATAAACAAACCCCCCGAGTTCCGCGATACCCCCCTTTGGGAAAGCCAGCAATCAGCCCTCAGCCTCAGCCCTCAGCAAAAACTACTTACTGAAGCTTGATAAAAATTTGGCTAACGAGCCTAGAACATTTAACCAAGAATCATGCATTTGCTTATCTCGGCATCTGCGTTGATGTTCGTAGTTTGAACGTGCGATATCCTCTTCGCTTTCACCGTTGAGTGATTTCAAATAATCGCCGAATTTTGAGAAGAATAATTCATTTTTCATAAGAACTTCCTTTTGTCTTAATTAAGTTGCAGTAGACTGCTTTGATAACTATAAATTATCTTAGTTCACTTTTTTTGTGCAAACATTTTGTGATTAAATTAAAATGTTTATAATATTACAATTGACATAAAAAACTTCTCGTGTATATAGTATATCGAAAAAAGGAAAACGTGTGGACACATTAACAGTAAGACTTGATCCCAATCTTTCAAAAAAAGTTAAAATCTACTGCATCAGTCATGATATAAAGTTTAAAGACTTTATAACAGAAGCTCTTGAAAAAGAGTATCAGCTTAAATGCAAGTAAAAGATCTACTACTAGATCAAAAGTGGCGTTTAGAGCATCTTTACAAAATAGTTGATAAACAAGGTGAGTCAACAGTATTCAAGTTCAACTGGGCACAACAAGAGATCTATTCTCGATTACACACGTGTAATGTCATACTAAAAGCACGACAGCTCGGCATATCTACTTTCTGCTGTCTCTATCTTCTCGATGAGTGTCTATTCAATAAGAACTTCACAGCAGGCATTATCGCTCACACTCGTGAAGACGCAGAATACTTATTCAAACGTGTTAAGTACGCTTACGACAATCTCCCAGCTGTCGAGACGTCTGAAGGCATCATCGACTTAAAAGACACGTTCAAAGCACGCTCAGACAGTGCAAGAGAGCTTAGTTTCATTAACGGTTCAATGATACGCGTTGGCACATCTATGCGCTCTGCTACACTCAATCTCTTGCATCTATCAGAGTTCGGTAAGATCTGCGCTCAGTACCCATCCAAAGCTCAGGAGATAATCTCGGGTTCTCTCAACACAGTCGCTACGGGTCAAAAAATTATTATAGAGTCAACAGCCGAAGGAAGCTCAGGACACTTTAAAGACATGTGCGTTCTTGCTGAAGAGAGTAACAAGATCAAGTCAAAGCTTTCTGCAAGTGAGTACCGTTTTTTCTTCTTTCCCTGGTACTTACATCACGAATATCAGCTTCGCGAATCAGTATACTACACTCCCCGAATGCTTGAGTACTTCGAGTCTCTCAAAGCAAAAGGGATCAACTTATCAGAGTATCAAAAAGCTTGGTACGCTCAAAAGTACGCCATTCAAAAAGACGCCATGCTACGTGAATACCCATCCACATCCACAGAAGCTTTTCAAGCATCGACAGAAGCACAATACTACACACGCTACATCAACGCAGCGCGTGATGAAGGACGTATTGGAAACTTCCCCTACGACTCATCAACACCAGTTCACACAGGATGGGATCTAGGTTACTTTGATTCCATGTCAGTATGGTACTTTCAAGTCATGCCATCAGGAGACATACGTTTTATTGATTTTCACGAAACAAGCGGTCAATCACTCGCAGAAAACATCAGAATAGTGCAATCAAAGCGTTATGTGTACGGGGAACATTTTGTACCGCACGACGCAAAAGTACATGAGATGAGTACTGGTCTCACACGTCTAGAGATTGCCTATGACTTAGGTTTAAACATGACAGTTGTAGATCGAATCGGTGTACAAGACGGTATAGACTTAGTTAAATCTTGTTTAGAAAGATCATGGTTTCACGAACCTTTATGCAAAATTGGGATAGACCATATCGCAAACTACTCTCGGGAGTGGAACACGAGCTTAGGAAGACCGGAAGAACGCCCTCGACACGATGAGCATTCTCATTGCGCAGATTCCCTACGCTATAGTATTTTAGCATATAAAAAGTACTTTGCGGACACTCGTAAGCAAGTACAAGAACAAAGCTCCATGCCAGCAATTTTTGATACTGAGCGTTTTCCTTTAGGGAGACAACTTTTCTAGTCTGCATCTAATGACAGGGTCTAGCGTTTAGTAAAAAGCAGACGTTTACAGCTGATAAAAAATCAGTAATACGCTAGATTTTTTTTGATCACGTTATGCCTATTTTCTCCCCTTTAGTCTTTAGTGATCGTAGGCAATCGAAGGGTTCGATAATCGGGGAGATTTTTTTCTATAGATCTATTGATAGACAGCTCTTCTTAAAATTTGCTAACTTATAAAAAAAAGTTGGTAGTGAATGTACAATCTTTCGGAAAGACTACAATCAAGATTTTATAAGAGCGGTGATAAGACAGACGTACTTGATCGCATGGAACGATCGTACATGAACTACGTTGTCGTCAATCAAGCTTTTCAAGCGGAAGCAGATCTCGACACTAGATTTTATGCAGGGGATCAAACTCTTTGGTTCGAGATCTACGGTAACTCACCTTATTGGGGTCAAAAGCGGTACTACTTTAACATTATCAAGCCAGCCGTCGAGATGGTCACAGGCTATCAACGTCAGCATAAGAAAAGCTTATCTTGCTCAGCTCTCTCAAAGAAAGCAGACGTCGCAGCACAACAGCTTTCTAAATCTCTTATCTGGTCATTCGAACAAGCTGGCGGTCATGAAGTCATCTCCAAAGCGTTTGACGGAGCAGCAATTCAAGGCCTCTCTTTCATTGATATGGACGTGTCGTATGAAAACGATCCCGTAAACGGTGACATCATTCTTTCGAATGTACCATACAATTACTATTGGATAGACCCATTCTATAAGAACTTTGACATGTCAGATGCAGAGTCGGTATGGCGTCGTCAAGCACTGACTAAAAGCCAAGTCAAACGCATGTTCAATTATCAACGCGATGAAGAAGTAGATAAGCTTCAACCCGTTTATCAAAAAGATGGCAAGTTTATCTTCATGCCAGAAAACTACTATATGCGAGACATCGGACTTTATACGGTAGACGAGTACTATTACAAAAGCTCACGACAAGCTAAGTTCATCGTCGATGCGAAGACAGGTCAAACAAAAGAATGGACGTCATCAAATCAAGAAGCGCTTGGAGATCTCTTAGGCTTATATCCTGAGCTTGATATTATTGAAATGGATGTCCCAACAGTTGTATATAACATAGTCGTCAATGGGGTAGTATTCTATTCTGGCCCGCACCCAACAGGCCTAGACTGCTACCCTATGACCCCTTGCTACGGATTCTACAATCCTGAGCTCACGAACTTCGCCTTACGTCATCAAGGCCTCGTCAGGGGTATGCGCGATAGCCAATTCCTCTATAACAGAGTTCTCATAAATACAGCCGATCAAATCGAGTCTCAAGTAAATTCTGGATGGAAGTATAAAGAAAACGCCGTCGTCAATCCTGAAGATCTCAAAAAGGGCGGTAACGGTATCAACGTCAAAGTCGCTAAAAACGCGAATATGTCGGATATCGAAAAGATCCAACCAACCTCCCCGAACGCAGGGTTACCAGGTCTGCAAAACGAATTAAAGAACCTCGTGTATCAAACAGGTCTCGTGAATCAGGAACTCATGGGAATGGCAAAAGATGACATCCCAGGAATTCTCGCTATGGTGCGTCAAGGTGCTGGTCTTACAATGCTACAACGTCTCTTTGATCAACTCGACTCAACGCAAAAAATAGTCGGGGATAAGATGCTTACCTGCTTACAAAACAACTGGAAAATCGGCAAATATCAAGATGTCGTCGGAGAAGAGATTGATCCGATGATTCAAAACAAAACCTTTACAAAGTTTAACATTGTTGTTGATGAAGTCGCTTACACAGACAGCCAGAAGCGTCTACAGTTCCAACAACTCGTTCAACTGGGTCAACTCGGTGTTCCTGTACCTTCAAAGCTCTATATCGAAAACTCTCCACTAATCGACAAAAAACAACTCGTCGACGCTGTAGCAGAGCAAGAGATGATGGCGCAAAGAGAAACACAAGTACAGCAACAGCTACAAACTCAACGTCAGATCATCGAAAATGAAAATCTGATGGCAGACGTCAAATCTAAACAATCTCTTGCTGTCGAAAGATTAAATAAAGCTAACCTTGATACTGCTCTTTCAGCAGAACGTATTACACAAGCCCAAGCAAATAAAACAAAAGCAAACCTTGACCTCGTCGAAACTGCTCTACGTCTACAAAGTTTGGATCTATCCAACCTCAAAGAGCTTCTATCAGTTCTTGAAACAATTAAAACAAAAATTGAGCCTGAACAAGATTTGGGGGTTGAAAAAATAAATCAACAGTTGTCAAATGTAATTAGTCAAGTCCCAGGCCTCGCCCAAGGCCAACAACAACAAGGTGCATTATGAAAATGTTCGCAGATCATGATGAATACGCCAACATGCCTCAAGACGTTAAGCGTATGAAGGTTGGTCGTGCTGGTAGTCGGGGAGGGGATGTAGCTTATGCTATTCCTGATGATACGATGAAAGAAGCAGACGATATCGTTGCGTATTCAGCAAATCAAATCAAAAAATATGGTACTTCCCAGAAGTAATATATTGGTTAGTAGCCCTATTGCATTTATCTTCCTTTTTGCGTAGGGCTATTAACTTTTAGGACTCTATGCTATTTGAAACCTTTATTCCTTTTTTACCAAAGGCTTGGAAAGTCCAAAGAAGTCGTTTCATTTTCTATAACGTGAATCAAGCTTACATCGATGAAGTGAAACGCTTTATAGTTGAGCGCTTTTTGTTTCCTCCCTCCGACAAACCAATAGCACTCGAGTTCGTTCATATACTGCCTTTTCCTCAGACCATACGAAAAAAGATCTTAAAAAATAAGTTCCACGAAGAAATCTTTCATACAAAAAGACCTGACACCACAAACCTTAACAAACAAATGGAAGACTGCCTAACTGGTATAGTATTTATCGATGACAAACAAGTTATTGAAATTTCAGGTAAAAAGATATACGGTTTAGTGGTAGGAACAGAAGTAAGAGTCTATGAAAGAGGATAAACAACATCTTATCGAAGAACTGTACGCTTACGCAGACGACCCCAAGAACCTGATTTTACGTGAATTCATTGCAGAGCAAAGGCTATCTCAAAATAGATTTACAACCCTTTTATCAAAAGATCCTGATCTCTTAGAGGCTTATCACTACGCACGTCTTAAAATCGGTATACGTAGAGAAAAAAAGGCTTTAGAAAACGAAATAAACGCATCGGTGTATAAAGACTCACAACCGCTTTACGATGATGATTTAAAAGCTTGGGAAATAGAAAAGAAAAAAGGGTCTATCTCAATTGATGACGGATTGAAGAAACTCGAAATAATCTACGCAAAGGCGACAAGTGATTCTCCAACTAAATCCGATCATCTCGATGATGACGAGTAAAGGCCACGGCTACGCAAACTTTCTTATGGACTCAGGCGAAGAAGGAGATCTTTACTGGATCGTTTTTTTAGATAATTGTGAGATTTGGACATTTAAAAATAGCGAAGTAAGACTTTCTAAAAATATAAGTTTAGGTCGTAAGTAGCTAGAAAACTTCTCATGTTTTAATTTGTATTCACCAGATCAAAAAAGCTGGAGGGGTTATGATTGTTTTTCCCGACAAAAGCAAAAGATTGATTGTCGTTGATAACATCAAAATACTCTATTCAAAGATAGAAAAAGACCCAGAAGGTTGGATATCTTTTACTGTCTATAGCCCAATACCTTTTGATCTGGTAGAAATAGAAACCATCGACCAGCAACTATTCAAAGCCTGGTTTAATGGTAGAATATGGGAAGGATACAAAATAAAGAATTCTCCCCCTGTAATCAAATGGCGAAGAATTAGGGAGCGGTAAAATGCATCAAGGGTATATGGATAAATTAAAAGAGTCTTTGGGAATGCGACACAAAGGCAAAAAGAAACAATCACTTAAAGCGAGAGCGCATGAGTCTGAAGGTATGGAAAAGAAAGCTAGCAAAAAACCTTTCGCTAGTGTTTCGAAGATGGATAAAGGCTCTAAAAAACTTCCTGGAATGAGCAAAGAACACGCCAAAGAATACGCAAAATATTCCCCTGCACAACTCAAAAAACATATGAAGGGTGAAAAAGTTCTTCTTGGCATCAAGATCATGGCGAAAAAGAAGAAGTAATATGGAAAAGTGGATTCAAAAAGCACTCAACCCTAAGTCTAAGGGCAAACTTCATAAAGCACTAAAAGTACCCATGGAGAAAAAAATACCTGTTGCTAAACTAAAATCAGCTGCAAAGAAAGGTGGTAAGCTTGGTAAAAGAGCAAACCTAGCTCTAACCCTCAGGAGCTTTCAACGTGGCAAATAAATCGCCTAAACCAACGAACCCCTCTTTATATGCAAAAGTTAAAAGTGAAGCTAAGAAGAAATTTAAGGTATATCCGTCGGCTTATGCTAACGCTTGGCTTGTTAAAACATATAAAGCTAGGGGCGGTGGTTATGAGTCTTAAAAAATGGTTCGCTGAAAAGTGGGTGAACATCGGGAAGAAGAAAGACGGATCATTTGCACCATGCGGTAGACCAAAAGCGAAATTAACCTCTAAAGGCTATCCCAAATGCGTTCCAGTAGCTAAAGCAGCATCTATGTCACCTTCTGAAATTAAATCAGCTGTAACGCGTAAAAGGGCTAAAAAACAGGGAATTAAAGGCAAACCTACCATGGTTAAAACTTATGCACCTAGTCGCTCTAAACCATCACGTTAAAGTTTTAGGAGAGTCACCATGGCAAAATACAAAACCCCTGCTTGGGGTCGATCAGAAGGCAAGTCCAAAACGGGAGGCCTTAATCCCAAAGGAATTGCTTCCTACCGTAGAGAAAATCCACGCTCTAAGCTTGCTATGGCTGTAACAGAGAAAGACCCAGGGCCAAAAAGAGCAGCACGTAGAAAGTCTTATTGCGCTAGATCCGCAGGACAAATGAAGATGTTTCCAGAAGCGGCAGCAAATCCAAAATCACGTCTAAGGCTAGCTCGTAAGAAGTGGCGTTGTTAATCGGCAGTGAAAAGGATAGTCTAGCGTTTAGTCATAAGCCGAGAATGATGGCTGAAAAATTCAGTAATGCGCTAGATTTTTTACGACCTAGTTTATGCTTGATATCTACTCTTTAGCTTTTAGAGGTCAAAAAGTCGCCAAATGGTTTGGTAATAGAGTAGACTTTAAAAAGAGGCTACCAAACACTCAGCGTGATAGCCTCCCAAAATTTCAAAAAACAACCGTTTTATGTTTGTTTTCTTATTAATCAATCGGTTGATTGACAGACCAAATGTATCCAATCATACAAAAAAAGAAAACAAATAAAAAAAAAATAATCCAACCACTTTTTTCTGGATGGAACGCTAAATAAACGCCTAGGGAGAACATTTTAAATAATGAGTTTAACCTTAGATGTAGCATCTCTTTTAGGTTGCGTCAAGTCTTCTATCTTTTTCCCTGGGGCATCCCAGTTAACTAACGTTCCATTATACATAGCTGTAATTGCAGCCATATAAGGTTCTACCCATTCAGGCTTGAAAAGATCCCAGTTTTTTTTGAAATAAACCGTATCCTCTTGTTTTGGTAAGCTGTAGATAAAATACAAACACTCCTTCTGATTATCATAGTAGTAAAGATCTTGGCTCCAATCTGGCTCAGGCTTTGTTGACCTCACAAAATACCGAGTTTTGATAACGTTGGTATTGGTGTAGTCGTTTTTGCTTATCACCACGATGTAATAACCTTGGGGGTCATAGTTTCGATGTTCAGCAATTATCTTATCCATCATCTTTTGGTGATTCTTTTTTTTCTCATCTACTATCTCTTGTACTTGCAACCTTTCTTGAGTGCTATAAGCATTTGCTGATAGTTCAGAGATGTTGATTTCTTTGGTATTTTTTCTACCTTCTACGAGATCTATTTCTTTCATATCTTCCTTCAAAGCTAAAGATTATATAACAAAAAATTGACAT